GTCGGTTTGATTCAATAACTGGAATTTCTAGTACGCTGGTTCGGTATTCAGAATAAGTTTGAAAACGATAATCAACACCTTTATGAAAGCAAGCACGTTGGTAAATCCGGGAATAATGTTCAAATGTGTCAGAATCGTGAAGTGAAAGTTCTCGCATGGCAACGTCAATGTTAGCTAGTGTAATTTCATCTGCCATATTTCCTTTCTTCGTCCATTGTGGGATTTCCAAAATGACGGAAAGGTCGATGGGGGCAGTGTGTCGTTGCAAGATCTGATCATAAATAAACTTACGTTTTAAGTAAGCACATTCAGACAAATCTTTGCAAGGTAGGATATTTCCACTTTTTGTTTCGTCGGTGTATTCGTGTCCAATGATTACAAACATCTCACACATGGTGATTTGATTGAACCAGGGAAGGATGGGTTCGAGTATTCCAATCAGGTTATCATCTCCATATGTCACTAAAGATACATTTTCATTGAAAAAACGCATATTAGCTATGGAACCATTTTGCAAATTGGCTTCTCTCTCTTGTTTTTTTGCACACAAGAGGAAAACCATTCGAACAACTATACTATTGTAAATAGAGTTGAGGATAGCAGTAATGGGACATCCTGAGGGTTGTGAGTGGGTACATTGGTAGACAATATCGTGGTTTAAGTGAAGAGCATTAACAATGTTTAGCCAAAGACCGCGCCGAATAGTTTGATTTACTTCTGAGTCGTCATACCATTCATTAATCATATCAAGAATATACCAAAGAATTTGTGAAGAGAGAGATCCGTCAAAATTTGAAAAGTCACCAGCAACAACATTAGTAGCTTTGTTAGTACTTGCACGTGATAAAATTTTCTGTGCAATTACTTCCCAATCATAACTATAGACATTGGTTCCAGTTGAGATTTCATTGTAATTTCGGTTGTGCATGAGGAAAGCAGCAAATCCAAGGAAGTATTGTCGGAAAGCAAGGGTGAAATGTATAGGTCCCGCACAGAATACACGGGTTTTAGCAGCTTCTACTTTTTCGATACTACGACGTTCAGCTTTGAGTGTGTCTACAAATAATACGGAACCTTGAGTCAGATTTCGTGAATCTTCGATGAGTT